CAGTGGCGTGTCGTCGGTCACCGGCTCCATCCAGGTGCCGAGCCGTTCGCCAGCCGCGACCATGAACACGTCGCCCATCTTGCGCCGCCGCTCACCGTAGTAGCCCATCTTGAGCGCGCGCACCTTCGTCGGTGACGAGACCTTGCGCCGACGCGGGTCCGGTTTCTTCGCCGGTCCCGCCGGGACAATCTTGACCGCTGGATTCTTCGGATCGTCCTCGTCCTCGACGTCCTCGCCAGGCGTGTCCTCTGGGTCCGTCGTGCGGGGCAGCGTCGTGTCGGGATGCTGCATCAGCCCCTTGTTCTCCTCCGGGGGACTGGGCCGGATTTCGACCGGCAGGCGCTCGTCCGTCGTGCCTGGCTCCGACATGCCTGGCGTGCGCGTCGGCTGATTCGACTTCGGCCCGTTGGGGTCGGGCTTCTGTTCCTTCGGCGCGTCCTTCGGATCGGGTTTCTTCGGGTCCATAGTTCATCTCTCCTCACACACACGCATGTCCATTGCGAGACAAGGACGGATGCGGCCTGGTGCATGGCTCACCGCACCGCACCATCCCTCTCCCGAAGTGTCGCGCCGGGGTCTACGCGACGTAGCCCTTCGGGTAGGCTCGTGCCGCCTTTGAAAACATCTCGCTGGGCGTCACCCACGCGGTCACGGTGAGGCCAGGCGAGGTGCCGCCCAGCGTGTAGCGCATCCCGATGTACCGCTCCAGAGGCGTCCCAGGCGGGAAGCCGATGAAGTGCGCCGAGCCTGCCGTGAGGTCGGCCGCCAGGATGGTGCGCGAGGCGAGCACCGTGGGCGACGCGAGCGACGAGACATCGTCGCTGATCAGGTCGAACGTGTAGGTGCCGGTGCCGACAGCGGCCACGTCCACCGTGAAGCCGACCCCCACCGCTTCGCCGTCCCCAATCGTGGTGTTGGCCGCGAGCAGATCTACCGTGTTGCCAGAAACGCCGGTCGCGGCGACGGCTTGCGCGTCGGAGAGTAGAAGCAATTTATCGATAAACATTGACCGAACCTCACCTCATTCATGTGGAACACCACCGATGTCGTGTGAACCCCAACGATGCGCGGCCTACGTGACCGCTTGTTCGGTGTTCAGCAGCGCGTCTGTGATGCGGACGGGGGTGGTCCCGAACATCGTCACGGTCTTGCCGCCGACGTTCTCGTAGGTCAGTCCACCACCACTGGTCACGTCGGTGCGGTACTGCTTCCGCAGATAGCGGCGGATCGTGCGGTTCATGTAGAAGGCCCGCTTGCCGAGTTCATTCGGCAGCGTCTCTTCGGCCTGCTCCATGAAGTCGATGAGGTCGGCGGCGCTGCCACCGGACAGGTCGCTGACATCGATGTTCGCGATGCGGACGACATAGCGCCAATCAATCAGCGCGATGCCGAAGTGCCACATCCAGTGGTCGCGATAGACGCGATTGAGCGCGCCCGTCACGCCGCCCGCGTTCTCTTCGGTCTCCAGGCCGAGGTCTTCGTGGTCGATGCCCGACTTCGATCCCTTCGGGAAGATGCCGGTGACGGTGGCCTCGTCCCAGGCAATGAGCCAGATTGACGTGTTGTCGTTGCTGCTGATGCCACCGGCCTTGATGACGTTCGACCCGTTCCCGGCGGTCGTGGAGCTATAGCGCGGGGACAGCCCGATGATTTCCTCCGGGTTCACCGCCGACCCGTAGAACATGGTCTGCGCCATTTCCTGGTTCATCGCTTCCAGGTGCGCGCGCGCTTCCGACAACCGCAGCGAGCCGGTCTGTCCGTTCAGTTCCGCCAGCGCACGGTCTACCTGCGAGTAGGCTTCGAGCAGTCCGGTCTGCTCATCGATCTGCGCGGTGGCGCTCTTGGTCGGCAGCACGCCGCCGTTAATCAAGCGCCACGTCGGCGTCGGCAGGCCGGTGCGAACCACGGGGCGGTGGCCCGTCGTGAGGTTGCCCTCCATAAAGGGCATGTCCTCGAGGATCGTGTTGGTCTGATTCAACAACTCGATAATCCGCGCGACCTGGTCGTTCGGGTCCATGCGCTTCGCACGGTCGAGCAACGTCAACGCGGTAGTGGGATTGACTGGCATCGGTGATGACTCCCGTGAACAGCGAGTTCAGCTACTTGCTCGTGAACAGCACCTCCGCGTCGGTCTTGCGGTCGATGCTGGAATGTCCCGTGGTGGTCTGCAGCGGTCGGTCTTCGCGGCGGGCCTGCCCGATTTGCGCGAAGGCGCGAATGAACTCGACGTGGTTGCCGAGGCCGGTGTTGTTGAACCAGGCCTGCATCCGCGCGCGCTTCTCAGGGTTGGGCCACATCCACTCGACGCCACTGCGAGCGTCGGTCACGGCTTGCTCGAACCTTGCCCCGCCAATCTCAGGGTCTGCCTGAGCCTCCAGCAGGTACTCGTCGCCCAACGTCTTCAACATCTCGGCGCGGGAGTTCAGAAGCTCCTGGGCCTGCGCAGGACTAATCCCGGCCCGCTTCGCTTCTGATACCGCAATCTCCAGGTCCGCATCCGTGAACGGGCTGTTCGCTGGTTGCGCCAGAGTCCAGTTCACGGGTGGCGGCGGCTGCGGAGGCGCGGCCTGCGCCGGGGGTGTCGGCGACGGTGGTGGGGTGACCGGCGCGGCGGCAGGGGGAGGGGGACTCCCGGCAGGGGTTTCCTGGCCTGCCTGCGGCGGCGGGGTCGTCGGCGGTGGTGTCGGTGGCGGTGCGGTCGGCGGCGGTGTTGCTGGTGTCGTCGGCGCGGGTGGGGTCTGCGGGTCGGGCATGACTACGACTCCTGCGACGCGGTGCGTCGCGCGCGGCGTTCACGGTCCTGCGCCGCACGTTCGAGCGCGACCGCTTGCTGTAATTTCAGGAAGGCCCCAGGCACGGCCTGGTCGATGCGCGCGCGCCATTCGTGCGCAATCTCCTGCTGACCGGCTTTGCGCGCCATCTGCAACGGGTCGCTGTCGAACACCGTGCTGAATAGGCGGCACTCCTCCAGCAGTCGCCAGAACACGCGCTTGCCCGCTGGCGTGTTCAGGACATCCGCGATGTCCTTGGCCTGTCCCGACAACTGGTCCTGCTCGTTGATGCGCGCGTCCTTCAGTTGCCGGGGGTCGGCCGCGTTGGTGATGAGTGGTTCCACCTACACGCCTCCCGCGTCCCCACCGGCGCCCGCGAGCTTGTCGAGCGCGGAGTTGGTGTCCATCGGCGTGTTGCCCAGGTCTTTCGCGGTCTTCGCGGCCGCCATCGACGCCGCGAGTTGCTGCGCCTGCGCGGCCTGCTGTTGCTGCGCGGCCAGCTGCGCGTCGATCTCCTCGTCGGTGTGCAGCACACCCGGATCGATACCGAGGCTTTCCTGGTATTCGCGCAGGATCTTGCGCGGGTTCATCGCGACGGAGACTTCGGGGAAGATCTGCGCGAGCGGCAGCGTCGATTGCAGGAAGCGGTCCTGCAACGCGCTCTGCTGCATCTTCATCGCCTGCGCGAGAATCGAGACGTATTCGACCGTGAGCGAGACGCCGAGTAGTTCTTCGGGCGGGTCGGGAATGAGACCGGCGCGCGCCATCATCGCGAACACGCGATCGACCAACGGGTCGAGCAGTTCATCGATCATCGATTCGAGCACTGGCCCGAGCACCAGCATCTTCTCTTCGTGCCGTTCATCAATCTCGCGCGCGGTCGGTGGCGTCGAGCCACGGGGCTGCATCGTGAGCATCAGAAACAGATCGACGTAGAAGGCGCGGTTGATGCGGTCCTCGACCCGCTGCGCGTCGAGCATGAAGTGCGAGAGGTCAGGCTTGACTTCGTGCACCGGACGCAGCGTCTGCATCCCCTCGCGCACATCCACGTAGGTGATGGCGCCGGGGAGAATCGAGACCTTCTGCTGCTGCAGTGCGACGGGTCCGACCAGCGCTGGATTCACCATCTTCTCGATGGCTTGCCCTTTCTTGCGCTCCATCATCTGCAGCTGCTTGACGTCGCCGAGCGCCGTGATGCCGGGATACTCGTTCGCGTACGCTTCGTCCGGTGTGGGAATCCAGCGCGGCGCCATGATCGGGAACTCGCGGAACCCCGACTCGCGCAACAGGTGGTCGTTGTCGGCGCCCTGCTCCCAGTGGCAGGACTTCCACGGGTTGGCGTCAGGTCCGAGCGCGCGCTCGCGATAGTCGCGGTTGCGATAGACCGCCCAGTAGACCGGCACCGTCGCGAAGATCTGGTTCTTCTCGAACAGGTGCTTCACCGTCTTCGAGATGTGTGTCCAGTCGATCGGGTCGCCCCACCGATACGGCTGTCCGTCCTTGCCACCGTACTGCTCGATGATTTGCTCAACGGTCTTTGACGTCTCATTCACGAACGCGCCCGCGAGACCGCGCGCATCGAGGCTGATGGCGAAGCTGCCGACCGGGAACACCTGGGCGCGGAACAAATCCCCAGGCGTCGTCACGGTGCCGGGGTCTTCGACAATCGCGCACGCGCCGGTGCCGAAGCACGCGACGTCGCCGTAGAGCATCGGCAGCGCGTTGTAGACATTCGAGAGATGAAAGACGGCGTGCATCCGCTTGGTCACTTCGGTGAGCCAGGCGGCGACGTCGGGCCGTGACGTGAGCGAGGGATCCGGCGTGGACAATTTCATCCACGGACGCGCAGGCGACGTGAGACCGGCGTGCATCCCTGAGCGCAGCGTCTGCAGCGCGAAGGTGGCGGTTGAATTGATGATGCTTTGGTTGCGCCGGTCGCCGCGCTTCTTGTAGCCCAGCGTCCAGCGTGGACGTGTCGGGAACAGGAACTGCGCGACGTCGCGCCATTGCTGGTCAAACGA